TATCTAATCTTGGTGCAGTTACAACTAAAAAAGACCTACCTATTCAGAGTATTTCGGATTCAATTCGTATGTCTTTGCAAGCTATTATTTCAGATGCTAAGTCTAAAGGCGTAAACGAGATTGTATTACCTCCTGTAGAGAAGCTTGCAGAGCAACGTTTTTCTAAAGACGAAGTAGCTTCTAAGGTTGCTAAGGGTTCTGCTTTCTATAACACCTATGTAGCAGCATATCAAAAGGTTCTCAAGCAGCTAAAGAACGAATTAGGTAATCAGGTCAAGGTGGGTAAGAAGCCTCTTAATTATTATGTGTATGACGATAAGAGTTATAAACAGTCTGTCGAAACCGTACAAGGTACACTCCTAGACATTTCTAACTTGACTATTGATCCAGCAAATATTAAACTACGCTTCAACAAAGGTGGATTAGTAGAAAGACCAACTAAATGAATTTAGGCGCACTAAAGAAGATCACAAATGACAAGCCTCTATGGGATGCTTACGTAGAATACCTAGATAGTAAGATCAGCGCAGCGCATATCCGTATAGAGCAAAGCAATGACGCAGAGGCAATGTATCGCATACAAGGCGAGATAGCTGCACTACGTAGATTAAAACTTATGAGGGAAGAAGTTAATGGACACAGCTAAGCAAATGCAGATGGCCTTTATGATGGAAGAGGGCGGTCTTACTGATGACGGGACTACTATGGACCCTGTAAGCGGTAACGAAGTGCCTCCTGGCTCTATGGCTGAAGAAGTACGTGATGATGTCCCAGCGCAACTAAGTGAAGGTGAATATGTTGTACCTGCTGACGTAGTGCGTTTCTATGGTGTTAAATTCTTTGAAGACCTACGTAGTGAAGCCAAGCGTGGCTTGATGGAGATGGAAGCGAATGGACGTATCGGTGGTGAGCCTGTAGCGCAAACTATTGATAACCAAACTGGTGGCGAACTAACCCCTGAAGAGTTAGCCGCATTGGAGCAGATACAGGGTATGGCTGTGGGCGGTATGGTTCCTCAACCTACACAAAGCACTAACCCTTATCTGCAACAACAACAGATGTATCAACAGCCTGCTCCTGTAGCTATGGGTAATACTGGTCAGTATAACAGAGGTGGTCAGGTTCTATATGCTGCTCCTGGTACAGATGTTAGCACAGGTACAGGTATAACAAACCCTGTCACAAATCAAGAATCACAGATTGATCCATATCAAGCACAATTCGGAACACAGCAAGCGTCTATGTTCTCTCCTGGTTACTTGATTGATCAGACTTTAGGTACTGCAGCTAGCCCAGTACGTACCATTATTATGTACGGCCCTAACGGAGAAGTAGAGACAGTAACGCTTCCTGCACAGCAGACGCGCTATCAAGAGCTACTAGAGCTTGGATACTCAGAGACACAGACACAAACTACTACAGAGACAACAGTAGGGAAGCAAGATGAAGGTGAACCTACTAAAACACAAGTAACATCAGAGGCTTTTGATGTAGATAGTATTAAATCAGAAGACCTAGCTAAGACAGCTAAAGGTCTAGGTGCTATGTCTACTATTGCCACAGCTGTTGCTGCAACTGTAGGACTACCAGTAGGAGCAGTTGTTAATACAAGTATGGTAGCCCAGTACAATGACATCGTTGATCGTATGAATGCTGAAGGTATTAACGAAGAAGGGCTAGAAAAGAAAGGCTCTATCTTCGGTGGAGAGTCTGGCTTGTATGAAAACTTAAATGATGTAAGTGGTGATGGCAATGTTAACTTCGGTGATACTTGGTTAGGTGACCTACTAGGCTTTGACGGTAAGGCTGGTGTACAAGGCGATAACTTACGTGATTCATTTGGTGGGTCTCGTCGTTCAAGTGGTGGCAGTGATGATAACGATGGCGGTAGCCCAGCTGTGACACCTTCTAATGATAACAATAATAATGCACCAGAATCTACAGCAAGCGCTGCAAGTAGTACAGCAGCAGCTGAAAAGGCTACATCAAGTCTTACTGAGACAGAAAAACAAGGCGGGTCAGAGCTTGATACATCTATGGGTATTTCAGGACTTAACCAAGGTGGTATTATCAAACGCCCAAGTAATAAAAAGAAGAAATAGTAACACTACAATACTATCCATATAACTATAAGGCTACCCAGCGCAGTGCTGGCCCCAACATAAGGAGAAACAAATGCCTGAAGTAGAACAGCAAGTTAAGGTGGACTCACCTGCACACTCACGAAATGCAGCACGTATCCAGCGTGACGAGCAAGAACTCAAGGAACTAATGGAGCAGGCTGGGATAGCCTCACAGCAAGACAATGAAACGCAGGAAGAAGCCTCCGATAGTGAACCCGATAGCGAAAGAGTTGAGAACGCCTCAGTTCAGGATGAGGGTGTACGCGAACAAGAAGCGAAAGAGCCAGCTAAAGCCGAAGCACAAGAAGAGGATGATGCAGAGTTAACAGGTGAAGAGAAGAACTTCAAGAAGCGCTACGGTGATCTACGCCGCCACGTTCAAGAGAAAGAACAAGAGTGGAAAGTAAAGTTCGAGCAGCTACAATCTCAACTGGATAAAGCCACAAAGAATGAGCTTGTATTACCTAAGACAGAAAAAGACATTGAAGCTTGGGCTAAGAAGTATCCTGATGTAGCTGGTATCGTAGAAGCTATTGCAGATCGTAAAGCTGAAGAACGTGCATCTGACATTGATAAGCGTTTGAAAGAGATCGAAGAGTTACGTATAGATGCTAAGCGTCAACGTGCAGAAGCTGAACTACTACAGCTGCACCCTGACTTTGAAGACATTCGTAATGATGACGCTTTCCACGAATGGGCAGAGTCACAGCCTAAAGTATATCAAGATGCTTTGTATGAAAACGCAGAAGATGTACAATCTGTAGCACGTGTTATTGATATGTACAAAGTAGATAAAGGCATTAAGAGTACCTCTAAGTCTACGTCTAGCGATAAAGGTGCTGCCTCTTCAGTACGTACTAAACGTAGCACACAAATTCAAGAAGACGATGCATCTACCTATCTAAGTGAATCTCAGGTAGCTAAGATGTCCATCAAAGAGTATGAGAAGCGTCAGAAAGAAATCCTAGACGCACAACGCTCAGGTAAATTTATTTATGATATAACAAAGTAATGCTTGACATTCTTGTTAACATAAGTAAAACTATAGTATATACACCCAAATAGTGTGTATGCTTTAATTAGCACTAGCCACACAAAGAACTACCCAGACATATAGGCCCAGCGCTCTACTAAGATAGGCCAATCTGATTGAGCTAAGCTGACTACCCTATTATGAACGGCCTCTTTAGTGGATATGTAGTGTACCAATATCACGCCATATCTATAAGGAGATTTTAACTATGGCTATTACTTCCGCATCGGGTGGATTTACAGGTACCAACTGGTCCCCAATTATCTACTCCAAACAGGCACAGATTGCGCTACGTAAATCTGCTGTCACAAACGCAATCACAAACAACTCTTACTTCGGTGAGATCGCCAACCAAGGTGATGTGGTTCGCATTCAGAAAGAACCAGACGTAACTGTTAACGCACTAGAGCGTCACACAGGTATTTCTGTAGAGAAGCTTGCAAACGAAGACTTCTCACTAACTATTGACCAAGCTAACTACTTCGCATTCAAAATGGATGACATCGAAGATCAGTTCGCAAACGTCGATTACGTATCACTAGCGGCTGATCGTGCAGCATATAAAATGGCTGACGCGATGGACACAGACGTGATGCAGTACTTGTCAGGTCACACATCAGCAGGTGAATATTCAACATCTACATCTGGCGATGCACAGCACGACACAGCAGGTAACCTAACAGGCGAGTTCCTAACAGCGAACCACCTAGACGCAACTGATTTCTCAAACTTGACTATCTCTGCTACAGCGACAGCAGGTGACTCAGTTCCTCTAGCACCACGTCTACCAGGCGCAACTGCATTGTCAGCAACAACTGTATCTCCTCTAACAGTCGTAGCTCGTATGGCTCGTAAGATGGACACAGAGAATGTTGACTCACGTGGACGTTGGATTGTAGTCGATCCAGTATTTATCGAAATGCTAAAAGACGAAGATTCACGCCTATTGAACGCCGATTTCGGTGGATCTGGCCTAATGAATGGTTTGGTTATGAACAACCTACACGGCTTCCGTGTTTATGTTTCAAACAACCTACCAGCAGCGGGTACAGGCGCAGGTACTTCAGGTACATCTGCACAGTCAACTAACTACGGTGTTATCGTTGCAGGTCAGGAAGAAGCAGTAGCTTCAGCGGAGCAAATCAACAAAGTTGAGAACTACCGTGACCCTGATTCATTCGCAGACATCGTTCGTGGTATGCACCTATATGGACGTAAAATCCTACGCCCAGAAGCGCTTATCACAACACGTTACAACGCTGCTTAATAAAGTATAGACTATTGGGCTGGCTTTTTATAAGCTGGCCCTTTAGCACATCTAACGGTAGGATAACTCTATGGCTACTTATGTCGCACTAACAAATGAATTACTACGTAGACTTAATGAAGTTACACTAGATACTTCTGGTGATGGCTTTGACTCAGTACGTAATGTTCAAGCTTTAGCTAAAGACGCAATCAATAGTAGCATTAGACTTATTCTACAGGACGGTCAAGAGTGGCCCTTCCTTAAAACTACTTATACACAAACTCTTACAGTAGGCACACGAGAGTATAGCTTTCCCTCAGACTACTCTAGTGCAGACTGGGATACGTTCTATCTAAAGAAGTTATCCTCTCAAGGTAATAGTCCTATGAGACTAAAGGCTATGTCTTACGAGGAGTACATACAGAATGTACGTGCTTTGGATGACGAGGGTGATACGGTAAACGGTGATGGTCCACCCATTCGTGTATATCAGACACTAGGTGAATCGTTTGGTGTTACACCTACGCCTAACGCAGCTTACGAGATTGAGTATACTTACTGGTCTTACCCTGCTGATATGGCTCTATATGATGACGTAGCAGTTATACCTGATCGTTTTAAACACGTAGTTATTGATGGTGCTATGATGTTTATGATGCGCTTCCGTAGTAATGAACAGAGTGCAGCTATGCATCAGAATAATTTTGAGGATGGTATCAAGTCTATGCGTCGAGTATTGATGGATGACCCTCTATCTGTACGCTCTACAGTTCTTTCTCGCTCAGGGACTAGCTCTTTTAACGGCGGTATCTAATGGCTGACAATCTCGCCTCATTTAAGATTTTTTCTCAGGGTGGTCTAAACCTGAATAGGGATGTTTTATCACAGGGTGAAACACAACCTGGTTCAGCTATATCTCTACTAAACTATGAACCTGCTGTAACAGGTGGCTATAGGAAGATTAGTGGTTTTAGCAATGACTATGGCACTGTTCCTGGTACAGGTAAAGTATTAGGTGTTTGTGTAGCTAATGGTATTAACGATGGTATTTTAGCTTGTCGTACACCTTCTAGCGGTAGTGACTACTTACACTACTGGGATACTTCAACTTCAGCTTGGGTTGCGATAACTACATCAGGTAGCCCTACTATGACAGGCGTTACTAAAGTACGCTTTAAGCGTTATAACTGGGGTAGCTCTAAGGTAGTACTTACAGACGGTGTTAATCCAGCAGCTACTTATGATGGTACTACTTATACGCAGATAACACACGCTGATGCACCCAGCGCACCTAAGTATGCATCTATTTTTCAGAATCATATATTTTTATCAGGCGATCCTAGCGAAGACACAAATCTTTACTTTAGCGCACCCTATAACGAAACTAGCTTTGCTGCTGCAGATGGTTCTGGTGTTATTAATGTAGGGTTCCCTATTATAGCTACTAAAGCTTTCCGTGATCAACTATACATCTTTGGTGTTAACAATATTAAAAAGCTTGTAGGTAACAACATATCTAACTTTGTATTAGAGAACGTTACAGATGACCTTGGATGCCTAGCTACTGATAGTGTTGTTGAGATTGGTGGTGATGTATTCTTTTTATCACAAGATGGTTATCGCCCTATTAGTGGTACTAACAAGATTGGTGACGTTAACCTAGAGTCCATCTCTAAAAACATTCAATCATTTATTACAGATGTTATTTTTAATAATGACTTAGATGATGTTTCTTCTGTTGTAATTAGAAAAAAATCACAGTTTAGACTTTTCTATAATGTGACTGATGCAGGTGGCTTAATTGGAGGTCTTAGACAGACACCTCAAGGTATGGGTTTTGAGTTTGGTCAGTTGTTAGGTATATCTGCAACCTGTGCAGACAGTGGTTACATAGATAAAGAAGAGTATGTAATACACGGTGATAATAATGGTAAGGTGCACAGACAGGAAGAGGGTACTGACTTTGACGGAGAGAATATCATAAGTCTCTATCAAACACCCTTCCTTCATATGCAAGACCCTGAGCAACGTAAAATTGTACATACTGTTTCTACGTATCTAAGGTCTGAGGGTGTAAATGAAATACTTATGTCAGTAGTGTATGACTATGACGATACTAGTATTTTAAACCCCACTAACTACGCTTTGTCCACAGAAGACGCAGCTTCTTACTATAATGAAGCTATTTATGATGACTCTACCACTGTGTGGAGTGGTAACCCTTCTCCTGTACAAAGAGTAAACGTTTCAGGTTCAGGTAAATCTGTTTCTTTTAGGTATGTAACAAATGATACAAATGCATCACACAGCGTACAGGGTATAGTTGTGACTTTCGGAGTAGGAGATAGACTATAAATGGCTGGTTATACAAGACAAAGTGCCGCTGATATTGTTGCTGGACAGGTTATTAAAGCTGCACCAGTACATAATGAATTTCAGCAAGTACAAACTGCTTTTGCAGCACTAACAGGGCACAAACACGATGGAAGCACAGGAGAAGGGGGTTATGTACCTCTTATTGCTGATGTAGACGCTCTTAATAAAGTTGTTGTTGATACAGCTAATAACAGAGTTAGCTTTTATACTGAAGTTAGTGGAGTTGCTACAGAGCAGCTTCGCATTCAAGATGGTGCTGTTGTTCCTGTAACTGATGATGACATTGATCTTGGTGCATCAGGTGCAGAGTTTAAAGACTTATATATTGATGGCATTGGCTATATTGATTCTGTAGTTATTACAGGTGGTACTATTGATAATACAGTTATTGGTGGTACTACTCCTGCCGCCGCTGACTTTACTACAATGGATGCGTCTGGTAATGCTACTGTCGGTGGTACTCTTGGTGTCACAGGTACATCTACCTTTACTGGCGCTATTTCAGCAGGTAGTTTAACTACTACAGGAATCTCTACTCACTCTACTGTTGACATCAACGGAGGTACTATTGACGGCTCTGTTATTGGTGGAACAAGCGCACAAGCTATAACAGGTACAAATATTACAGCTAACACAGGTTTTAGTGGCGCTCTTACAGGTAATGTTACAGGTAACGTAACGGGTAATGTGACAGGTGATGTTACAGGTGATCTGACAGGTGATGTAACTGGTAATGTTACTGCTGCTACAGGTTCTTCTACTTTTAATGATGTTACAGTAAATGGTACTCTTGACGTTACAGGCACTACTATTGCTAATGTTACAGACCCTACCTTAGCTCAAGATGCAGCCACAAAGAACTATGTAGACACTAATGATGCCCTTAAACTTAATCTCACTGGCGGTACTATGTCAGGTGATATTACTATGGGTACAAACACTGTAACAGGTTTAGGTACTCCAACTAATACAACTGACGCAACTACAAAAAGTTATGTAGATACAGCAGACGCGCTTAAGCTTAATCTAGCTGGTGGCACTATGTCAGGTGATATCACTATGGGCGGTAATACCGTTACAGGACTAAGCGCCCCTAGTGCTACTTCAGACGCTGCAACTAAAGGCTATGTAGACTCTGTAGATACTACTAAACTAGACTTAGCTGGCGGCACAATGACTGGTGACATTACTATGGGAGGTAATACTGTCACAGGCTTAGGTACACCTACTGTTTCGTCAGACGCTGCAACTAAAGGCTATGTAGACTCAGAAGTATCTGCACTTGTAGACTCAGCGCCAGGTGCTCTAGATACTCTAAATGAGTTGGCTGCAGCTATCAATGATGATGCTAACTTTAGTACTACTATTACAAACAGTATTGCTACCAAGTTACCTCTAGCTGGTGGTACTATGACTGGCGACATAGCTATGGGAACAAATACCATTTCAGGTATGGCTGATCCAACACTAGCTCAAGATGCGGCTACTAAGAACTACGTAGACAATGTAGATGTCACTAAATTAAATTTAAGTGGCGGCACAATGACTGGTGATATTTCACTAGGTGCTAATAAAGCTACATCAACTGCCAATCCTGCCACAGATGATACACTATCTCGTAAAGGATATGTTGATACTCAAGATGCTTTGAAGTTAAACTTGACTGGAGGTACTCTTAGTGGCGATTTAACTCTTGGTACTAACAAGGCTACATCTACAGCTACACCTGTTACTGCAGACACACTTACTCGTAAAGGATATGTTGATACTCAAGATGATCTAAAGCTAAACCTAGCTGGTGGCACTATGAGTGGTGCTATAGCTATGGGTACCTCTAAGATCACAGGTATGGGTGACCCTACAGCTAACCAAGATGCTGCCACCAAAGCGTATGTAGACACACAGGATGCTACTAAATTAAACCTATCAGGTGGTACTATGACTGGTGCCATTGATATGGGTGCCAATAAAATTACAACTACATACACGCCTACAAACTCTTCGGACTTGACAAACAAAACGTATGTTGATAGTATTCTAAGTAGTGCTACAGATGCTGCTACTAGTGCTGCTGCTGCAGCTACTTCAGCTACTAGTGCAGCAACATCAGCAAGTAATGCTGCTACAAGTGAAGCTAATGCTGCAGCCTCATACGATGACTTTGATGATCGTTACTTAGGCAGTAAGACTTCAGCGCCTACTGTAGACAATGACGGTGATGCACTATTAACAGGTGCTTTATATTGGAATAGTTCTACAAGTAAGTTGTTTGTTTGGAATGGTTCTACTTGGGATGCAGCAGCTTTTACATTAGGTGACGCTCTTACGCAGCTTTCTGACGATACTTCACCACAGCTAGGCGGTGATTTAGACTTAAATAGTCAAGACATTACAGGTACTGGTAACGTCAACATAACAGGTAATGTAACTCTTAGCGGTACTGTTGATGGACGTGATGTAGCTGCAGATGGTACTAAGTTAGACACAGTTGAAACTAATGCTGACGTAACTGATACAGCTAATGTTACCGCTGCTGGTGCTTTAATGGACAGTGAGGTGACAAACCTTGATCAAGTAAAAGCCTTTAGTTCATCAGATTACGCTACAGCAGCACAAGGTGCAACTGCTGACGCTGCACTACCTAAGTCTGGCGGGACAATGACAGGTAACTTGATCCTGAATGCTGATCCTACGACAGCACTTGGGGCTGCTACAAAAGAGTATGTTGATACGATTGCTGCTGCAGGTATTCACTATCACGATCCAGTACGTGTTGAGTCACCTAGCAACCTTAATGCTACGTATGACAACGGTACGTCTGGCGTAGGTGCTACACTTACTAATGCAGGTACTCAGGCAGCTTTAGTTATTGATGGTGTAACTCTTAGCTCTGCAGATCGTGTACTTGTTTATAATCAAACTAATGCTGCACATAATGGTATCTACACAGTTACCAACGTAGGTTCTGCAAGCACTAACTGGGTTCTTACTCGTGCTACAGACGCAGATAGTTATGGTGTATCAGACCCCAACGCCTTTGGTGAGGGTGATGCATTCTTCGTTAAAGAAGGTGACACAGGTGCAGGTGAGCTATATGTGATGAATACTAGTGGTACTATTACATTTGGTACTACTAACATTACATTTACTGTTATTGCTGAAACAGCCGTATATACTGCAGGAACAGACTTGACATTAAGCGGAACAACGTTTAATCTTAACTCTACTATTGCAGCAGACACTACAGGTAATGCAGCTACAGCTACAGCTTTAGAGACAGCACGTGACATTACACTAACGGGTGCTGTAACAGGTACTACATCATTTGATGGCTCTGGAAACGTAAGCATCGCAACAACGGCTACATCTGATCCTACTATCACTTTGACAGGTGCAGTTACTGGCTCAGGCACAATGACCAACTTAGGTAACGTGTCTATTGCAACAACAGCCACTGCTGATCCAACACTAACACTTGCAGGCGATGCATCTGGTTCTGCTACATTTACTAACCTCGGAAATGCAACTCTTACAGTTACAGTTGCAGATGACAGCCACAACCACGTTATCTCAAACGTAGATGGCTTGCAGACTGCACTTGATGCAAAACTACCAAGTTCGTCTTACACTGCGTCTGATGTTCTAACTAAGATCAAAACTGTAGATGGCTCTGGGTCGGGCTTAGATGCTGACCTATGGGATGGCAACCAGTTCAGCAGCTATCTAAACCAAGCTGTAACAACAACATCTAGTCCCACGTTTAATGATTTGTATGTAGGTCAAAGCATCTACCACAATGGAGATTCAAATACTCGTTTAGAGTTCGGCACAGACATAATTTATATGCAAGCGGGTGGCTCAAACGAAATTACAATCGACACCACAGGTGTACGTCTAGGCGACAGCGGTAATGGTTACTTCCAACCTGTCACTGGCGATTATGGTTCAGTCCAAATTGATGGCGGTGCGCACGGTGGGTATGAAGGTTATAGCATTGGTGGTCGTGTTGTCTTTATGCACGAGAATAACACTGCTGCTGGTATCTTTAATGACTTAGATAATCAATGGATGTTCCTCGGAACGCTCGGCGGCTCAACTAAAATGCATCACGCAGGTAGCGCGAAGATAGAGACTACAACTGGTGGCGCACAAATTAATGGCAACTTAACCGTAACAGGAGCTATTAGCGGTGACGGTTCAGGGCTTACAGGTATCGGCTTCGCAACAAACGTAGTCACAAGCAACACAACAGCATCCGCTAATAATCACTACTATCTAAACGCTGCAACAGTAACCCTTACGCTTCCAGCATCCCCAAGCGTAGGTGACGAAGTTCGTATTAGTGAAGTGGCTGGTAACACAGACTGCGTTATCGGACGCAACGGCTCAAACATTATGGGTGATGCATCAGACTTAACAATAGACACAGCCTACCTCGTACTATCGCTGAGATATGTCGATGCAACCATCGGCTGGGCGTTCTCGTAAAGAAAGGGAAATACAATGGGTACAACAAGTACATTTTTTGGTGGCGGTGGCGGCGGTGCAGTTTATCTGCCGCATTTTACGTTTCTATCTAGTAACGCTACGTGGTCGCCACCTTTTGATGGTGAAGCCTATATTCACGTTATAGGAGCAGGTGGAAACGCAAATAGTATTTATAAGGTAGGTGCTGGTGCTGGTGGTTATTCCAGAAAACTTGTCACACTTTCTACAGGTACTTCTTGGAATATGACTGTAGGGGCGCAAAACACTGCAAACGGTGGAGCAGGTGGCAACTCCTCTGCAACAGATGGGACAAATACACTCACTGCAAATGGTGGATCTGGTGTGTCAGGAAACTCAGGTTCGGCAGGTGGAACAGCATCAGGGGGCGATGTAAATTATACTGGTGGTCGAGGTGGTGATGCGAATGGAAATAATGATGGTGGTGCAGGAGGGGGTGCTGTAAACCTCACAGGAACTGCTTATCAAGGTGGAAGTGTGAGGATTTACAACGGTGCTGCGTTTGCGGGTGGAGCTGGAGTTGGTGGCGCTGCTGCTCAAGCCGATAACAATGTAAACACTAGTTATGTAGCCTTTACGGGTGGGGGTGGATCAGGTGGGCCTACCTTTGGCGGCACAAGCGGAAGTGGTTATACTTTTAACCAAAACGCCTTTCAATGGTGCATGGGTGGACCTGCGTCAGGAGGTAAACCAGATGGTGTGGTGGGTTTTGACTTTATAAGCGAATGGGGACGGGGCGGTGGTTTTCAAAAAACAAGAGACCCAAATGGTTACCAACATACTGACACTTTACCTGCAGGAATAGGAGGTGGCGGTGGTCCTCAATCCTTGAATAACAGTGATGGTGTAGGTCAAAACGGTGGAGTATTTGGTGGCGGCGGCGGCGCACAGCAAAAAGGTGGTATGGGTGGCCTTGGTGGAGGCGGTGGCGCACCATTTTGGAGTACTACTGCTCATTATGGCAAGGGTGGTCAAGGCGTAATTTATGTCGAATATATTTCACGGAGTTAATAGTGGATAAGACCAATAAATTTAACTTAAACTCTTATGAGTTAAACTATGAGTGACATCAAACTTTCTCCAGAAGAAATAGAAGATATGCTAGATCGTGCAGCTAGGCGTGGGGCTAAAGAAGCCCTACGTTCTATCGGCTTACTTGATGATGATGCACATAAAGACATTACAGAGATGCGTAGCTTGTTGGAAGCATGGCGTGATACTCGTAAGTCTATCTGGTCTACAGTAGTAAAATTAGCTACCGTTGGAGTCCTGACATTTATTGCAGGTGCGGTATGGATGACGATGGGTAAGTAAAGGTAAAGTATTATGGCAGGTGAATTAACAATAGAAAAAAATGCAGACGGTACTGCTACTATTAACTTCCCAGGCGGTGGTAGTCATAAAGTTACTCCTAGCAGTGCTGCTCCTGATGCCGTAAAAGCATTGAAAGATGCGTATGGTGATCGTATAGGCAGTGTTATAGATGCACCTAATAATTCAGGTACTTCTGTTGATTCACAAGGGCAAAACCAAACAGGTACATCAAGCTCTGGCTTACAAGTGCAAGATGAATATGCTCAGTACGTAGGCCAGAGAGAAGGGCGTGTCGTAGACGGTATCGCTATTCCTAAATGGGTAGATGATGACTATTTAAGTGGTTATGTCCATTCCGTTAAACAAGGTAACCCACGTAAGCCTAACAGCCGTGAAATGACTGAACTAATTGCAGGTGTTCCTGTAGAGCAGTTGTATGGTACTATGGAATTGTCTGAGTGGACTAAGTACACTAATCAGAGTGTTGCACTTTTATATGGTTCTGTAGGTAGCAATAAAGACACACGTGACTGGGGAGCTATTATGGCTTCAGATAACCCAGTTGTTGCTGCTCAGATCGCTACATCACAAATGTACGGTGGCACTACAGTCAAGTATCAATCAGGCGGCTACAGAACAGACGAAGATGGTAACACTATACTAGACGCAAACGGACAACCTGAAGAATTACCCCCAGCACTGTACGTTGTCGGTGGTAACGGAACAGTACTTACTGGCTTAAGTTCAAACGCTAATCTGATGTCTACTACATTGCAAAACTTTGGTGTTCGTGATGCGTCTTGGATTGAAGCTGCATCACAAGCAATGGGTTCAGATGTACTGTCTAGGTATCAAAATGCGTTTGACACTCTATCGGCTTCATATAACCCTTGGGTTGGTTTTGAGTCTATGTGGGATATGGAGTTTACTACTGGAGTTGCACCTTTCATTGATCCTTTTAAGATTGTTTCAGGTTTAGGTAAACCTAAAGCTGCTACACCAGGTGAAACTACAGGAGTAGTAGAGCAAACTATTACAGCACCAGAAGCCCCTGCTGTAGGTACTACTACAGAAGTAACACAGCCTACTTACACAGGCACTCCACAAGCTGCAGAAGCTGTACCAGTAAGCACTACACCTTATACCCCTACACCTACTACTGTGACTGGGCAACCTGTTGCTACAGGCATTACAGGTACAGGTGTATACCCACAAGCTCCTGTTAGTGGTACTATGGGTGTACCTTTACAAACTGCAGGTATAGGTACTGTACCACAAACTATACAAGCAGTATCAGACTATACAGGTACAACAATTCCTAACCTTACATCACAATCACAGAAAGGATTTGGTGGGCAGCGTACATATGGTAACCAGTTTGGACAGCGTATTACTGTCACAGTAGATGGTCAAGGTAACCCTATTACTTATGTACCTCCTGGTTATACTCCTACACAAGGTCAAGCTAAAGGTGGTGACGTAGGTCAATCTGAAACAGAGGCTCTATTTACTATTGCTAAGATGAACGGCTATAAAGGCCCTAAATCAGGTAATGCACTTAAAGCATTCTTCAATAGCAGTGACGCACTTAAAGCTAAGGCTCGTGCTATCGGTGTAGCTATGAACAAAGGCGGTGCTGTATTGTACGCTGCTGAAGGTATAGACGTACAACCTGGTACTTCTATTGATCCGTCCTTTGCTACAGAGTTAGCCACACAAACTAAAGACCTTATTGGTCAAACTATAACTCCTCAACAATCAGCTGTTCAATACATTCAACCTGAAGCGGCTGACTTTATTGCACCTACTGCAGGTCAAGCTGCTACTGTATCCCCTATGGCACAAGCCGCTACAGTTGGTACTGTACAACAAGCTCAGATGCCTATGATGGCTGCTCCAGCTACTATGGGTGCTATTACAGCTGCGCCTAGCATTCAAGCTGAGACTGATGCACTACAAGCACAAACTGGTACTGTATCACCTCAAGCACAAGTAGATGCACAGCAACAGCTTACTACGTCTGTGTCAGGTATGGAAGCTGCACAGGGTACAGCCACTATGGTCAATGCTCCTGCTGCTAGAGAGATTCAACAAGGAGAGATTATCTCTGGTGTAGCTGATGCAGAGAAAGCTGCACAGTTTAACGAACAGATACAAGCAGCAACAGCTACTCCTTCTAAACAAGCTACTGTAGCTGGGCAACTAGAAAGTCTTATGCAGCAGTTTGAAGGAGGAGCAACACCTGCTTGGGCTGCTGGGTCTATGCGTACAGCGATGCAGACACTAGCTGCTCGTGGTTTAGGTGCGTCTAGTTTAGCAGGTCAGGCTGTTATTCAAGCTACTATGGAAGCTGCGCTACCTATCGCTCAGATGGATGCTCAGACTATGGCACAGTTTGAATCACAGAACTTGTCTAACCGTCAGCAACGTGCAATGATGGCAGCACAACAACGTGCTCAGTTCTTAGGTCAAGAGTTTGATCAAGCATTCCAAGCTCGTGTGCAGAACTCAGCACGTATTGGTGACATTGCCAATATGAACTTTACTGCTGAGCAAAACATTGCGTTAGAGAACTCTCGTGCTGCAAACACGATGAACTTGAATAACCTGTCTAACCGTCAAGCTATGGTGATGGCAGAAGCTGCTGCATTGTCTCAGTTAGATATGGCTAACTTGAACAACCGTCAACAAGCTGCTGTACAGAATGCTCAGAACTTCTTGCAGATGGATATGGCTAACCTTAACAATGAGCAACAGACTGCTATGTTCAAGGCACAGCAAAACATTCAAGCTTTGTTTACAGATCAAGCTGCTGAGAATGCTGCTGAACAGTTTAACGCTACAAGTGAGAATCAGACTAATCAGTTCTTTGCTAACCTGTCATCTCAAACATCTCAGTTCAATGCAGCACAGCAGAACGCTATGGATCAGTTCAACGTGAATAGTGTTAATGCTCTACGTGAGTTTAACTCAGAGCTACAGCAACAGCGTGACTTGTTCAATGCACAGAATGGTCTTGTAGTTGCACAAGCTAATGCTCAGTGGAGACAAAACATTGCCACGCTTAATACTGCAGCGCAGAACGAAAGCAATATGAACTTCGCTAAAACTATGAATGCATTTACATCTACTAACCTAGATGCGTACTGGCAACGTGAGCGTGACATTATGAGCTTTGCATTTACGTCTGCTGAGAATGCTGCAGCACGTATGTCTGAGGTACTGTTAGCAGAAATGAACGCTGAAGCTAAAGCTGCATATGCAGACCAGCAAGGAAAAGGTATACTGGGTGCCACACTACTCAAGGGTGCACTTAACTATATGGCTACAGGCGGCGCTGGAAATATTGTATAAGGTAAAATAATATGGCAAACAATAATGAACCAGGTTTAGCAGATATTATTGTAGGTGCAGCAACTAGTGTGCCTACCTCAGAGCAATCAGTCGCAACAACTAGAGGTCTTATGTCTCAACAAAGGCCAAGTCTAGGCGTAGGCGAAGACCCTGACTATGATTTGCCTACCTATATTAGTGATTTATTATCTACTATGCGTGATGAACGTGCTACTATGGATTACCTCAAATCGACAGTAGATGAGACACGCTTAGATGATTACGAATTTGGGGTTGACGAACAGGCCCAACGTATGATAGACTCTGCAGATACACAGTACGATTATAGCTCAGGTGAAAGACCAGCTACACCTAAAACCCCTGAATTAAAAAATGCTTTAACTAAAGCTAAAAGTATAGTAGAAGAAAACATCGGCATCACTGGTGAGATGTGGGACATCTATAGAGACAAGGTTGGGTTTATCGAATCTTCTAACACTTACAATAAAGTAGGCGGCTCAGGTGATCACTACGATGGTTACTATCAGATGGGTGAGATGGCTAAAGCAGACGCTAGCAAGATACTTGGTTATGATCTAGGCCACGATAAAGCATCACGACAGAAGTTCCGTAATGACCCAGCGCTTCAAGAAGAAGCTGTAGCAGCTTACACAGCGCAGAACCATAGCTACCTAACACAGAACTCTTCTAAGTACAGAGCCTTACCAACAGAAGAAAAACTAGCTGTATTAGCATATGCACACAACCAAGGATGGAAAGGTGCACGTGACTGGTTGAACACTGGCGTAGAAGGTAGAGATGCTTTCGGTACTAAGGGCACAAAGTACTACAACGCTATCATAGACGCATTTTAAAGTAGGACACAATAATGGCAGACGTATTCAGCGCCCCTATTCCTGGGCAGTCACTTACAGATACACCTAAGAACTACCCTTGGGAAAGACCAGCAGAGATTACTGATCCTCGTGAGGCTATCAAATTTCACATTGATGGTATTAACAGACCAGAAGCACTCGACAACATTATTGAGATGCTACAGATAGGCATACCTGTTAATGCTTTGTCTAAGACTGCACTTACTACAGCACAGATGGAAGGTATTCACTCTGTAGATGTAAGCCTTATCATTGGTGATGTCATCAAAGAAGAGCTTATTAGCATCGCTGAGGAGGCTGGTATTGATTACGTTACTGGTGATGAACCTTCTAAAATTGATATTAAAGAAAAAGAAGAACAAGAAATCTTAACGCTACTACGTAAGAAGATTGATGAAGCTGATGAGATGGACGCTGGTGTTGAGATGATGCAGCAGACTGCCGATATGATGGACTCAGAAGAACCAGAAGAAGATATAGAAGCAGAAGCTGAGCCTATGGCGATGATGATGCAAGAAGAAGAAACTATGCCACAAGAACCACGTGGCTTGATGGCGAAAGGTTAAGAGTATGGCAGGTTTTATGGCAGGGTTTGGCACTACGCTAGCCCAACTAATCGAAGAAGATCGTAAGTATTACCGTGATGCTGCAGCTAAACGCCGTGACTACATTCAGACATATGGTACTCGTGCTGTAATGGAGCGTGAAGATAAAGCTAATGCAGCGCTGGGTGTAGCTAACACGCTTATGAACCGAGGCTTCTCTAAAGAGTATGTAACTAGCATCGCTGCCAACAACGGTGTGCGTTCTATGGTTGAGTTTGCTGATCAAATCTCTAAGCGTACAGACTTAACAGAGAAAGACATCAAAGAGATTGAAGCTTCAGCTAAAGACTTCGTAAAGGATAACCCAGACGAAGACCTATCAACTGTAGTTAAACGTGCTTATGGTCTGTACAAGAGTACGAAAGACCCAGTTGCACGTAAGCGTAATATCTTTGGTGCTATGCTAGGGCTAGACGCTTCTATGATGGAAGATGATGTACTGAATGATATGTACATTGATGGCTATACAGGCTCAGACATCTATCGTATTATGGGTAGTGCTGGACCTGGGGCAGGTAAGCCTATGGGTGTTAAGCTTCCACCTAAACCCTTTACCTTCAAGCAGAACAATGACTTTATCAACGTGAAAATGGTGCCTAGCTTGGAGTCATCTATAGCTCAAGAAAGGGCATATATCCTTCAAGAATCTGCTAAGAATCAGAGTTCAGAGACAGCTAAAACCCTTGGAGGTATGAAACTTAAATTAGATGCTATTGACGAGCTAATAAAAAACAATAAGTACTCTGAGGCTATGCAAACATATTTAGAGTCAGATAACTTACTATATAGATCATCTTTTGCAGCGTCACTACAGCAGTTTGATGAGTTTTATGCTGGGTCAGTATCACGTAACCCTCTACTGACTGACTCATTTAAAACTACATACCTTACACAAATAGGTGACATTAAAGACGATGAAGCTGCAGCAGCAGTTACAACTGAGACAGCTGGAACTCAGGCTCCTATTGTAACGACTGAAGTTAAACAGCCTCCTAAAAATGCTACTGTTACAGACACTGGTGTAATAA